GAGAACATGATGAAAAATTTAGAAAATGGTGGTAAAGTATCACAAGGATCACAAGGTCTTGATGGTGCTAGAGAAATGTTTCAAACACAACAAAGACTTGGAGAAGTATTATAATGGCAATAACAGAAACACGTAATTTACCCGCACAGTTTATAGAAGATCTAGGTACAGATTATGCAAAACAATTAACGGGTGCAACAGCTGCATCACAAGCATTAGACGTATCTAAATTTGCACCACAAGTAGCACCACAGACAGCATTACAACAAGAAGCAACACAAAGAACTCAAGCAGGTTTAGGATCTTATCAACCATTTATGACAGCAGCACAACAGTCTGCAGGCACAGCTGGCACTGGTTTAGGATTAGCACAAACTGGATTAGGTATTGCAGGACAAGAATTAACAGGAGCAGGCACAGCATTAGGCACAGCAGGTACAACAACCGCTGGTGCACAAACTTTTATTAATTCAATGTCTAAATCAATATCAGGAGCAAACTTTACAACTTTGATCGACGAATATAAAGCGGGTATTGATGATATCATAACAAAACTTGGTGGATCAAAAACCACAGTAGCAGCTACTATTAATGATGGAAATGATGCAAGACATCGCGTTCGTAATGCAGAAACAACAAAGGCTGATAATACATTTACTTCATTGTCATCACAAGAAGAAATAACAAGCATATTAAGTTCTACTGCAAGGCAATTTACTACAGTTGTTTGGCACTGGAGCGGTCATTATAATGATGCTGCTAACGTTGGTGCCGAAGAACTAAACAACGAATATAAAGCAGTTGGATTAAAACAATCTCCTTATCATTTTGTAATAAAGAAAGATGGAACTATTCAAACCGGCATATCAACTGAAAATGAAAGCGCTCACACTTTAGAAGAATATAGAAAATTAAGTATTGGTGTTGTTTTTGTTGGTGGTTATAATGGAGCTTCTGGAGGACCTCCGGGTTTAGTAGAATTAGATGTAAAATCTATTACACGAAAACAATGGGATTCCTTCTATGTGTTTATGAAAGCTTTTTATATGGAAATACCAGGCGGAAATGCATTTGGCCAGAATGATTTAATAGAAAACGCAACTGCAAGTAATGGCCCTGGATTTGATGTCAGTAAAAAAATAGCAGGATATCCATTATTTAAACTTAATATTGGTGTACCTATAGATGATCAAAAGTTTTTAACAAATGAAGAAATATTAGAGAAGCTCAAAACTTCAGATAGAGCTCTTAATGAATCTAGGGATATACAATAATGGCTGATACTTGGGTAGTAGACTTTGAAGATAAAACAGAATTAAATGAAGTCACAAAAAACGTTGATAATATAGGTGGAGATCCTCGCGGAGAATATCCTAAACCAGAATATTTTTATCAGTCATCGATGAATAATGAAGAGTATGAATTAAAAATTCCTACAGATCCTACTATTAATATGGCAGATATTGATATTTCTTCAAAAAGTTCTGCTAATTTACTTGAAGCAAGTGTTAAGGTAACTAAATCAGGTCATGCATTAATCTTTGATGATGAAGGTGGGTCTGAGAGAATAATTCTAAGACATAAAGATGGAACCGGTATTGAGATGAGACAAGATGGTTCCATGATAATGAGAACCGAAACAAATATGATTACTTCTGTCGGAGGAACTGGTGTATTAATAATAGACGGTGATCTCAAAGTATCATGCAAAAATGTAGAACTTGATGCAACCGGTGATATGGATCTCAGAGTCAAAGGCGATTACAACGTAAGTGTTGACGGAAATAAAACCGAAAGAATCAAAGGTACTAGCAGAAAATATATAACAGGTAATAAATCTACAACTACAACAGGTAATGTTAATAACACAACTGTCGGTACAGTAACGAATACTATTCTTGGTAATGCTACTAATATTATAAAAGGATATTATAATAATATTATCGGTGGTACATATTCAATGGCCGTCAAAGGATTTTCAAGATTCACATCACAAACTGAAATCGCTATATCCTCTGGAAATATTAATATGGCAGCTGCTGATCTTTCTATATTCGGTGCGGCAGGCACGATTGGCGGAGCAAACGTAACATATTATGCAGAGAATTATTTTGGAAAGTCTGCTACATTTACTGCCGGTGTTGATGTCAATGCATTAACTTCTACAACAGGTATAACTGCACCTACTTTTCATGGTTCTCTCACAGGTACTGCAGATTTTGCTATCAAAGCTTCTTCTCAAAATTATGCTGCAAGTGCAACTGCCGCAAGTGGTTCGGGTGACGCCGCAGGTTACTCAAATACAAATACTGCGACTGGGCCAACTGATGATACTGCAACTGCACAACCTACTACTACGATACTCACAGATTATTTAAGTAACTCTGATAGAGGTATTCAGAAGGTTGTTATAGATGCTGGTGATCATATCAGAAATAAAATAGATCTTACAGCTGCAACAAACGGAATAACAAAAACAGAACTATCAGTGAAACAAATAAGAGCAAAACTAAAAGATGATAACAATGCTGTTGATCCTGGTTTCTTAAAATATCTGTATGGCCGAGAGAAAATAAATCCTGAGTTTAATAAAAAAGTTCCAACAAGTGTAGGCAGATCCTTTGATGGTAGTCATGCATATACACCATTTCAAAATATGAATGCAACACCAGTCTTAATAAAAAGTCAGAGACAACCTAAAGAACTATTGCCTGATTCACGATATAATCCAGTATTCATACGACAGACTGCAACATGGCATCAGCAGAGTCAATCTAATATTTTAAGTTTCATTGATGGTAAAACTTTATTAGGTTATGGCATTCCTTTATCTACGTTTTTAGATGGACCGATATCAGAATTAGATTTTACTACTGAGCTTGATAAAGAAAAAAGATTAAATTTAGCAAAACAACTATTACTGCAAGCCGAAGTAATTAAGTTTGCAAGAAATACTCCGCAGTTTGCAAAGGATTATCATCTAGCTGTTGAAGAAGGGGTGTATATAAAGGGAGCCTCCGAAAATCTAAAAGAAGGATCTGTCCCAGATCTTGCTCAGACTGGTAGAGCAATCGTATATGCGATGTATAAAACTCCTGGTGGTAGAGCTACATACGAATCTATTAAAACAGATTTTACTGCTTCTTTTGAATTTGCTACAAGACTTGCAAGTTCTTTATTTGCATACGATAAAATAATACTTAACTATGATAACATTGGCGAATTTTTGCATGCCCAAATCATTGTAATAATGCCTGAAGTTGATAATGATTTTAAATTTGTTACCAATCCTATAATGGGATTAGAAACTCGATTTAATAATAAGATATTAAGTAATACTGATCTTGTTGAAATAGCAGAATCATGGTCTGTCAAAACACGAAAAGAACCAAATGCTACAGTTGGTTCGCTGATTTATAATGTTGTAGGCCAAACAAGAGATAAGATTGTAAAACCTGCGCTTGAAGAAGCATTGTCAATCGCTGCTGGAATAGCTAAAATAGATTTAGTTACAATTACAAGCGGATCTCAACCTGGTTCAGACGGAAAAAGAATCGGTTCATTCAGACATGATACTGGTTTAGCAGCAGACTTTACATTAACGAAAGACGGTAGACTATTAAGTGCGGGTAGTGTAAAAGATCAAGCCATCATGAGTGAATTTTTAAAAGCAGCAAAAACACAAGGCATTTTAGCAGGTGGTATGTCTAAAAACTATATGGGTAATAACACTATGCATCTTGATATGTTAGGTGTACAAAACCATAGAACTAGCGGTTACGATAAAAAGACAATTATAACTTGGAAATCTGATGCATGGTTTACTTATGCAATGAATAATTAAATAAAACTGTTATAAATAAAGGTAACTAAAAGAGACAATCATGGCCACAAAGTTAGCAGCAGAAGACATAAGGTTAGGAACGAGTTCTATACTTGGATCTCGTACTAAGCTATACAAAGATATAGATCTTACATTTGCAGCTAAACCAAGCGGAGAGATTTTTAAGAAGACAGATGCGGCTGCAGTTAAACAAGCAATTAAAAATCTAATGCTTACAAATTATTTTGAAAAACCATTTCAACCAAGATTTGGTGCTAATCTCAGAGATTTATTATTTGATCTTGCAGATGAAGATGCAGAAGAAGATATCGAAGAACGTTGTATCAATGCTATTAATGTATTTGAACCGAGAGCTCAAGCTTTAAATGTTACCGCAATAGCAAAACCAGATAGAAATTCTATAGCAGTAGTTGTAGAATTTAGAGTAATAAACACAGAAGAATTAGTAAAATTTACTAGTACACTTGCGAGGCTAAGATAAGATGGCAACAACAATCAATTCAACCGCATTAGATTTTCAGAATATAAAAACGAATCTAAAAACGTATTTAAGAAATACCACAGAATTTGCTGACTATGATTTTGAAGCATCAGGCCTATCTAATATTCTAGATGTTCTTGCATACAATACACACGTCAATGGACTAACAACTAACTTTGCATTGAACGAATCATTTCTTGGTACAGCTCAATTAAGATCAAGTGTCGTATCACTCGCAACTGGTATTGGTTATGTACCAGATACAATGACATCTGCATTTGGAAGTGTTGGAGTTACAATGAGTCTAACAGGTGTAACCGGCCGACCAAGTACAATTGACTTGCCACTTAATACTCGATTCTCAGCTACTGTTGATGATATTACATATACGTTTCAAACAAGAGAAATTCATACCGCGACTGATGACGGAAACGGCAATTATACATTTAAAACAGCAGACGATTCTACTGCTATTCCAATATTTGAAGGTACGTTAAAAACTAAAACCTTTAATGTTGGTGAGTTTAATGAAGCCGATGTTTATATGATTCCTGATGCAACACTCGATGCTGACACTGCGATTGTGAGAGTCATAGACGGAAGTAGAAGTGATGTATATACTAACATTACTGCAGCGACTACTATTTCTTCTACATCCACTATTTACATTTTAAAAGAATCACCTAACGGTTTCTATCAATTATCATTTGGTGGTAATGGAATTCTTGGTCTTGCTCCTGCTGCTGGTAATACAATTACTGTAGAATACTTAGCAACAAAAGGTGCGGTTGCAAATACTGCAAAGGCATTTACAGCACTTGATACTGTGACTGTTCTTGGATCTGCACGAACTCTTACGGTCTCAACAACTGCTGCAGCGATTGGTGGCGACAATAAAGAAACAATCGCTTCGATTCGTACTAATGCGCCATTTCAATATGCAACCCAAAATAGAATGGTTACTCCCGAAGACTATACATCTATTATAAACAGAAACTTTTCTACTCTGATTAATGATATTATATCATGGGGCGGTCAAGATAATCCAGAGCCACAATTTGGTACAGTGTATTCATCAATTGATTTTGAATCTGATGTAACTGCTGCTACTCATGCAGCAACTAAAACTGCTATTGAAGAACTTGTAAAACAACTTGCGGTTATATCATTTAATATAGAGTTTGCTGATCCAGTTGAAACATTTATTGAAACTCAGTTATTCTATCAGATCAATACAAACTTAACATCGCTCTCTACTAATTCTATTACTAACTCTATTAAGGCGGTAAAAAATGCTTATTTTACTGCAAATACTGGTAAGTTTGGAAAAGCATTTAGAAGATCTGCACTCCTTACATTAGTCGATGAGGTCAGTTCTGCTGTACTTTCATCTCGTGCTGTAATACGTATGCAACAAAGAATCGTTCCGGTTATTAATACATTTAATGCATATACACTTACATTTCCTGGATCCATTGCAAAACCTGCAGCTAATACATCTCCAACTGATTCTGATTATATTGTAAAAAGTAATGCATTTTTAGTTGACGGAGTTCCATGCAGAATTCTAAATGAGCAAAGACCAAACATAGCAACTAATAAATTACAAGTTGTAGAATCGGGTACAGGTACAATTCTTGTAGATAATATTGGATCATTTGATGTTATTTCCGGAGTACTAACCATTGTTGCATTCAGACCCACAGGTCTACTTGGCGGTTCTGGTAATATTAAAATAGCGGTATTACCTGCAAATCAAAGTGCTATTGTGCCTGAAAGAAATAATATTATTAAGTATGATGCAAATGCCAGCGCTATT